TATCTCGCGCACCGCGCGGCGCAGACGGCGCTGCTTGTCCGTCAGCTTGTCGTGGTAATCGACCACGCGCTCCTCGGCTTCGCCAGCATTTTTCGTCGGGACCAGAACGGGCACGCGGTCATAGCGCCCCGGCTTCGTCTTTTCCCGGATTAGGAACGCGGCCTGATAGTCGGTCGGCCCAAGCCGGTTGTGCTTCATGGTGGCGTACACTACCGCCCCCTGACGTTTAACCGAGATAACTTGGTCGGCCATTTGCTCGAAGTCAGAGGAGCCCTTGGTCCCGCGCTCGGCATCCTTGCCTTCATGCGCGACCAGTACGGCGAGCGCGTTAAAGCGTCCGGCGAAGCTGTAGCCGGACTGCGCGGCCTGGGTCATGACTTCATCGTTGTTTTTCTTTTGCCCGATAAGGCCACGCGCCGTGGTGTCGAGCACCACAATGTTCGGCCTAATCGACGCCACGGCATTGCAGGCATCCGTGACCTGTTGCGGGTCCAGTAGCTGCGGAATGGTCGGCACAAGCGCGAAGCGTCCGGTCGCAACAAGGTCCTCGACCGTCTTTCCGAAGTGCTCGCAAATCGCGGGGATACGGGACCGCGCGGCGTCATAGGCCGCTTCCCCGAGGAAGTAGGCAGTGCTCGCGTTGTCGTTGTTGAACACAAGGCCGATGGTACTGGTCAGCATGATACCCGTCTTGTGAACGCCCTTCGGCCCGCTCAGGATGGCGACACAGCCCTCCTCGGTACGCATGAGCAAGCGGCCTTCATCCCAATAGCTCGGCGGCTCGGAATTTTCCGCCGCCGCCAAGTCGAGCGGGTCAAAAGGGCCGCGTCCTTTCCGTACCTCCTCGGGAGGGGCTTTGTATTCAGCGAACACGGTACTGGCCGGTCGCGTCGCCTTGGCGCCCTGGTCATTCTGGCGGTGCTTGCCCGCGTTGCGCGCCTTGGTCGCCAATTCGTCATCGGACCACGGCGGAACGCAATGCGGGTTCCAGTGCTCGCGGAGCAATTCGAGCGCCTTGTCCTCGGAAAGATAGTCTTGCAAGTACGCGAGGAGTTTGAAGGTGCGGTTGTCGCCGCCAGCACCTTCAATCGCCACGTCGCCCTCGGCCACAAGGTCTTGTAGGAAGCGCGTGAGCCGTTCCACGTCAGCCGCAGTGTCCAGCTCGGCACCGGGCGGGCGCTTCACCGCGTCATGCTTCGGCTGCGCGCACAGGGCCAGCAACCAGTCGGGAGCCGGGGCGATCCCATAGTCACCAGTGATGTTGTACGGCTTATCGTCAATCGTGCAGCCGGGGCCTACAACGTAGCCACCATGACCGCCGACATTGCCGCGCACATCAATGCCGCCAAGTAGTGACGCCTTGCCAGCCGACACGGGCGCAGTGCCGAGCCAATACAGATGATAGCCGCCGCTCGGCGTCTCGACCGTCAACGTGAACGGCGCGGCACCGTGCTCCAATTCCAAGTCCTCGAAAGACTTGCGCCCGTTGATCTTGCCCTTGGTGTCAATGTCGAGAATGAATTGTCCCTCGCGCGGCGCTACGCCGTAATTCATGTCGGGCGCAGCTTCAAACCAGCGCGCAATCGTATCGGCGTCCGTAGTGGCAACGTCCGGCCAGCTAACGCCATAGGGCGGCTTCTTGCTGTTGGCCGCGAGCGGAATGATACGCCACCCCTTGGCGGCGAGGCCGAGCGCGCATTTTCGTTTGTCGATCATAGTTCACCTGTCAGTCACGCCTCGCCGTTAATCCGAAGGCTAGCCGTCTGTCCGCAGCGTCGGCAAAGCAGGACACTCTAAATGTCCTGCTTTGGTCAGCTATCAATTCCGAAGTATTCATCCTCCGCTCCGGGGTCGAGGCGCGCTTGTCCGCCAGTCGGCAGCTTGGCCTTCTTTCGATTGCGCGGGTCGCGGAAGGTAAAGAAGTCGCGGTTGTACGGATCACAGCCGCGATAATTGTTGTCGAGCACGGGCCGCACAGGCGGCAGCTTTTCGTCGTCCTTTGCCATCGCGCTCTCCTAGATCGGCTTTCCAGTGAAAATGTCCCAATCGCGCTTTTGCTGCGGCTGCCGGTACTGCGACGCGAAGCCGCGCATTTCGATGTAGCGGAGCTGCTTAATGCCCATGACTAGGACGCGCGTCGCGTCCATGAGATCGCAAAATTCGCGGACCACCTTGCGGTCCTTGCGATGGTAGCTGCGGTATTCCTCGAACCAGTCGCGGCAATGCGCGGCGACCTTAAGCTTGCCGGTCGCAAGGCGCGTGCTGACGTGCGTAATGCCGTCCTCTAAGCCCGGCGACTTGTTGCGGTCATCGGTGACGTACTTAGAGGCCATGACCAGACCGGCCCGCTTGTACTGGTCGCGCAACGTGTCGCCGGTCATGGCGTCGCCGGGTTGTTCGCTATCTCGCGGATAGACCACGATGGCGTCGCCATAGGGGTGCTGCCGGATGGCCTGCACCTGCGTGGGAATGTTGACGCCCTTTAGCTTGATGCAATCGACGATGTAGAGCACGTCGCTGTGCATGTCATAGAAGGCGAGCACCGCGCCGAAGGCGCTGGCCGAGCCGCCATGCGTAATGTCAACGCCCCATCCGACTTTGATCCAGGGCTGGCTCTCGAAAACAGCCGGATCGACGTTGTGGATGATGCTTTGCTCCTGGTACGGATACACGCTGCCCGAACCTTGCGCGGGCTCACCGAAAATTCGCATCGGACGATCTTGCTCGGGCGTGCGCGCAATGATCTCCTCGACCTGTTGCTTGGTAAGATGCTCGGCGTCGAAAAGCGTCATGCGCCACGTCTTGCGGAGCGGCGCAGGCTCCTCATACCGCATGTAAAGCTGATCGCGGCCTTCGGTCGGCGTCAGCGTGACGCACGCACGGCTATTCGGCACAGCAGTGAGACGCGCGAGACATTCAAGATAGGTGCGAATGGGTCCAGGTTCGTCCCATCGGAATTGATCGAGCGTGGCACCGGCAAAGGCGCTGATGTCCTGCTCCATGGTGCGGAAGCCGATGTTGCCCGTGCCGCCAGTGGCGCGGCGCACAGTGATGTTATCGACAACACCTTGGCGCCCCGCCTGCATGATCGGCTTCCCAACGATTTCGTCGAGCGCAAGGAAGCCGGTGCCGAGCCCGTTCGGATCGTCCACGTTGCCGACAAGATTGAGCTGCATCGTCTGTTTCTGCACTTGGCTCGAAGTGCTGACGATCCACGACATATATTCATGCGGACGGTGGATTTTCGGCGGCTTGAGGAACTTCCGATTTGTCGGACCAATCCACTCCTCGTAATTCCCGGTCGCATCCTGCGCTTCGACCGCCATGCTGATGCTCGACTTTCCCGACTGCGACGCGGCGATAAGCCGGATTTCCGTAAGACGCGGGTCCGCGTTCGCGAAGTCGCGTTGTTTCGCGCTCGGCTTGAAGAAGTCGCGGCGACGATATTTCAGATTGTACTCGCGCGCACTCAGCAGCTTTTTCTGATGCTTGCGGATTTCATTCGGGTCCGGCCCGTACTCTACCGTATCAGTCATTGGACTTCACCTCGATGTACTCCACGTCGATTACCTGCGCCGCATCTTCGACCGCGATCATCTTTTCGTACCGAAGCAATCCGCTGTAGCCGAACCACTCCTCTAGGAATTGGCGCGTGGCGCCGCTCGCCTTGAACGCGCGCAACGCTTTGAGATTTTCCGCGTCCCGGTCCACAACCTCGACCTTCACATTCTGGTCAATGCGCTGCACCGCAGGGTCCGTGCGCGCCAAGATGACTTCAATCGCCTTAAGCTTGGCCTTCGGATCAAACGTGGTGAGCAACTCCCGCAAAGAGCCGATGGCCTCGGGTGCCATGCTGCGAAGCGCCTTTTGCGCTTCCTCCACTAGCGCGGCGACAACGCGCGGACGTTGCGACAGGCGCAGCGCGGTCTTTGCCATCGTCTCAGCCGTACTGTGCGGGAGGCCGTAGCCCGCGTGGCGAGCGGCTTGCGCCTTGTTCATGCCCGCGAGCATGTTCAAGACAAACTCGCGCTCTTTCGGCAGACACACCCTCATCGCCGGGCCGAGATCATCCGTCTCAGTCTCGACTAGCGCGGGCGGCTTTATGCCAAGCAATTCATCGTCGGGATCAACTTCGGCCATGGCACTTCTCGTTAAATGGCGCGGCGCTTGCCGCCATCGCGCATCGACCGCATCGCACCGAATTGCATGGTGCTCGTTTCGTGCAGCGGCCAATAGGTCCCGTACTCACCGCGCGCGTGCTTCCGCGCGTAGTACCGCTTGATCGCGAAGGCATCTTCGAGCGACGGCTTGCCGAGCGGAATGGATTTGTCGAGGAACGGCTTGCAGTCCTCGTAAGCGCGGCGAAGTTGATCGCGCACACGCGCTTTGGCTCTTTCATCCTCGGTCAATTCGGCACGCATGACACTCTCCTGAACTATTGGCCGGTATCGCTTCTCCCGTCGCGGCGACCGTGAGCCTGCGACACCGGCCTTTCGCAGTGCTGTTGGGGACACCGCGAATTATTTTTTCGTTCCGTAACGCGCCTCGCGCGCTTCGATCATGCGACCGGCAGCCGCCAGCGCCAGATAGGCGTCCGCGCTCGACCACGCATGATTGGCAAACATTTCGTTGCGGAAGTCCTCGGGGAAGCGCGATAGCGTCAACTCGGCGTAGTGCATGATCTCGTTGATGTTGCCACTACGTTTTAGGATTTCGCCTTGCGCCTTCATTTCCAGTTCGCGCGCGGCATCGCTCAGGCCATCCAGGTGATTGATAGTCGCCACGGTTTCGCGAACAATCGACTGCGCCTGCGACAACGGGATTTGCGCGGCGTGCAGGGCGTCCTTAAACATAAGGTTCGCCTCGGCTACTTCCGTTTCGTCGAGCGCGGCGATCTCTTTCGGGTCGAATTGAAAGCTGTAGTCGTCCGGCGAATTGCCCGCCGTCAACGCGGGGTCGCCTTGCACGCGAAGCCGCTCGTTCGCTTCATTGAGCGTCACGTTTTCGGGAGGCGTCGGCGCCGTGATTTTGAGATCGGCAAGGTCAACGCCTTCGGCCTTGGCCGCTGCGGCAATGGTCGCATCGTCCACCTTGCCCTTAAGCGCAATCAGCGCGTCGCGGCGTTGCTCGTAAGGCAAATGGCTCGCCGCCGTGGGCGGACGCACCGTTTCGCCGGAAGTCGTCTTGCCGCCGCCAGTGTTCGCGGGCGGCGTGAAGCCCATCGTGTCACCGGGCTTCGGCGCAGGCGCATCCGTGCCAGCGGCAGGCGCAGCGCGGTATCCGGCAGCGGCGCGCTCTTGTTCGGAATATCCGTGGCGAGCATAGATCGCGTCGGCGGACGCTAGGGTTTCTGCCGAGAGGCCGGGCGGCGCGGGCGCAATCGGGGGCAAGCTGTCACTCATGGTCCTTCTCCATCAGGCGCAAGTAAACGGTTTCCTCGGTGGCGGAACGGTCAACGCCCTCTAGCTCCAAGGATATGATCGTGGGGTCGTTGCCCCCGATTTGTTGTCCGCGAGCAAGAGTCAGTACGAGCTTGGTGGCTTTGGTGATCGTCGGGGTTCTCTTACGCATCGTCGTCATCCACTAGAACAACGCCACCATGAGCAACGTGGCCTTGCAGCCGAATAGGATTGCCGTGCAGCGGCGCCATGGGCGTAATCGTCAATCGCATCGCAGTGCCGCTCGACTGCACGCGGTAAACTCGCTGCGCGCCTTCGGCGTAACTTTGGGGCACCGGCATCCCATCGGGGCCAATCGCAATCGACAGGACCACCATGGCGTCATGCGGAAGCAACGCGATCAAATCGCTCGCGGCTTGGAACACGCGATCATCCGGTTGCGTGGAGAGCATGTCGCCGGACAATTCGAGCAACACAACTACAGACGCATTGCGGTGCTCGGCGCCAATCGCATCCATGACCAGAGCGAGAAGCGCAACGCCGGTCAACGAGCGCCGCCAGTCCTTGACCGCGATCAGGCGCTTGACCAGTTCGGGATTGTGCTCGCGCGCGGAGAGCCACAGGGCGAAGCGGTCACGCAACACCGCACCATCGCCGGGCGTATCGACCAGAGCGAGGATGACCGCGTTGCTGGTCGCG